GACTTTAAGAGGTATTTCACAGTTGCTTCTCCGACTGGTGAGTTGAGGCAATTTGAGTATAGTATTCAGAAATCACAACCCTACTCACTCACAAAAAGGGGACTTGTAGGATTTGTTCCTGATGATGTTATAAAGAATGCTGATGATCCATTGAAGCCTCTTGAAGATGAGACAGATAAATTGATGAGAACAATAATGCTTGACTATGAAGCAGAAGTTGCTACATACTTGACAACTACTTCTAATTATCCTTCCGGCCATTATGAATCACTCTCAGGCGGAGACAAGTGGAGTGATTATACCAACTCAAATCCTATAAAGAAAGTTGATGATATAAAAGCGCTCATAAAAACTAAATCAGGAATGAAGCCAAATACAATGCTTGTTTCTGAGAAAGTGTTTTACACGCTCAGAAATCACCCTGTTATAAGGGATATAGTGAAATACACAAAAGGAGCTATGCCTGATGCTACTGATCTTGCTGCTGCATTTGAAGTGAAAAACTTCATAATTGCTACTGCAAGTATAGACGCTGGTTCAACTACTCAACCTGTATGGGGTGAAGATAATGTTATAATTGCATATGTCAATGAGAGGCCCGCTGTAAAATCAGTTTCTTTTGGATACACCTTCAGACTAAAGGGATATAGAAATGTTCTCACATATGAAGGTGTTAATCCAGAAGGGAAATTCGTTGAGGTTAGGGATAAGTTTGATATGATACTAACTGCTCCTTTGTGTGGATATTTGATAACATCGGCTATCTAATATGTATTGCACAGTAACAGAAGTAAAAGATAGAACTATAGATACAATCATAACTTCTGCGAAATGGGACGATAATGATGTCCTTGAAAGAATAAAAGAGGGAGCAGAGGTTATAGATGCAAATTTAATCCCGAGGGGATTTTCAAAAAATAATCTATCCTCTGCTCCCTTGATAAAAAGGTTAAATATACTTTATGCGAGATATGCTATATATCGTGATATTTACGCAAGAACTCAACCTTCAAAAACTGATGAAGTTGGATTTGTGAAATGGAAGGAAGAATTTTTTGAGATTTTAGAAAAAATCAAAAATATGGAAATAATGCTTGTTGATAATGATGGAAATATAATCAAAATGGATAATGCATCAATAACGATAGTTCCGATAATAAATACAAAAAATACAAAAAGAATTTTTAATCTCACAACTACAAAAAATTGGAAAATATCAGAAACTACATATTCTGATGAGGATGTTATAGGTGAAAAATGATTTTCAAGTTTTTTGGAAAAAACAGTATAACAAATCTAATGAATATCGTAAACAAAAAAAGAGAAAGCATTCATAATATTAGTCCTTTATTAAAAAAAATATCAACAGTTTTATACTCATCAGTGATGCAAAACTTTGTAGAACAAGGAACGGATAAAGAAAAATGGAAACCTTTAAGTCCAGTAACAATAGTAATGAGAAGGAAAGGAAAAGGTTCTGGAAGTCCCAAAATTCTACAAGATACGGGATTTTTGCGAAGAAGCATATTCCCTTCCTCAACACAAACAGAAGCGATGGTGTCAACAAATGTCCCATACGCCGTTATACACCAATTTGGCTTAGAAAAAGGAAAATTAGGTAAAAATGTAATTGTAAAAGTGAGAGAACATATTAGAAAAGTAAAAGGAAAAACAGTAAAAGTTTCTGCGCATAAAAGAGTTATGAGAAATATCCCTTGGGGTGATATCCCAGCAAGACTTTTTATGGTTTTGAGAGAAAAACATAAAGAAATAATCAAAAATCTTTTTAAACAGGCTGTAAAATGATAACTGAAAATATTTGGAATAATGTTGTTGATATACTAAAACAAGCACAAACAGAAGGCAATCCTTTGTATTATGTTAAAAATATTTTTCAAGGACTTAGAGATGATTTACCGCAAGTTTTTACACCTTGCATTATTCTTGAACCGCTCAGAGAAGTTGAAGAACAAGCAACTATACCGCATAGAAAAAAGATTATTTTTGATATTCTGATTGAATGTATAGTTGAAAGTATTGACAAAGATGAACAAATCACAGCAAATATCACAGGAAACAAAGGCATAATGGATATGGTTAGTGATGTGAAGAATGTGTTAAATATGAACAGAAATCTAAATGGAACTTGTGATAAATTTAGATTTGTAAATACTTCATATATTTTTGAAATCTATCCATATAGGATAGCGGATATAACAATGAGTATAGAAACAACAGTTCAAGACACAGGGAGGTAATTATGGCGTTATATTCTATAGAACAAAAATGGTTAGGGTTAGGCAAAGAAACAACAAGAGGAACAGCAGTTGCTCCTACAAGATTTATCCCAGTCGAAGCAGGAAGTGAAGCAGAATATAAACTCAATCTTATTGAAGATGAAACAGTCAGAGGCATTTTTGAGAAATTCCCTCCAAAAGCAGGGACAAAAGAAGGAACTTTCTCAATATCAGGAATAGAAGGTGATGTAAATAACATAGGTGAGTTGATTTATTCGCTTCTTGGTGATGTAACAACAACACAACTTGATACAGATGCTTATCAACACGTTTTTAAAAGATCAAATTCTATAACGCTTCCTTCATACACGATTACAATTCATAGAGGAATAAATGCAAAAAGATACCCTCTTTCAGTTGTCAAATCATTAGTTTTCACTCAAGGCGTTGATGCAAAACTAAAAATAGATGCTTCAGGAATATTCAAAACAGAAGAAGATTATTCAAGTCCTCCTACTCCAACTTGGTCAGAATTGAAGACAATGATGTTTTATAACAATATTTTCAAAATAGATGGAACTCAAAATACTATGGTAAGGGAGTGGTCAGTGACAATAGATAATGGCAGTGTAGGGATAAGGGCATTGAATAATACTCAAGATATTGTTGATGTAATCTCACACGCAAAATTAGTTACAACAGGAAGTTTTGTGATATTTTTTGAAAACGAAACACAAAGACAGAAGTTTTTAAACAATACTTCTGCTGATGTTGAAATATTAGTTGAAGGAGAGCAATTGACTACAGGACATAACTATACCCTAAAAATCAAACTTCCCCAAATTCATTACACAGCTTATCCCTTTGGCGAAGTTGAAGGACTTTTAGGCGCTTCAGTAAGCTTTAATGTGTATTATAATTTAACTGCACAAAATAGTGTTGAGATAACACTAAAAAATAATATTAACGGATATTAATTTTTAAACAGGTAGTGCTGTTCGACAGCCTGTTTGGTATTTTCAAAAATATCAAGCAGGCTTTTTTATTTAAGAGGGTATATGGCAGATAAAGAAACATATGAATTAAAACTAAAAGTTATAGTAGATAAAGAAAAAGGCGAAGCGCAATTAGCGGAAGTCTCAAAAAATATAGAGAAATTAGGTGTTAATGTAGAAAAAGTATCAAAAATTTCTGATACTGCAACAAAAACATCATCAAGTTTTTCAAAAGTAATAAGCAGTTTAGCTTTAAGATTTGTTTCTTTGACTACAGCGGTATATGGCGCATATAGAACACTAAAAGATAGTATCAATCAAGCATTAGAACAAATCAGAGTTTATAGGGAATTAGATGGTTTATTAAAAAATTTAGGCCTATCACATCAATATACAGCACAACAATTAGAAGGATACACAGAAAGTTTAACTAAAAATACAATATTCACAAAAGATGAAGCGCTTGCAGGTTTAACTGCATTTTTAAGAGCTACAGGTGATATGCAAGCAAGTTTATATTTACTTCAAACAGCAATGGATATAGCAACAGCAAGAAATATGTCTTTGAGTGAAACATACAATATGTTAACTGATGCAGTTTTAAGAGGAGAAGAGGGGATAAATGTATTAGCACGAAGATTAGATATGCAATCAATAGTTGGAAAAAGCGTTCAGGAAGCAATAGATACTTTAGCAAATGCTTATGCAGGAGCAAGACATAATATAACAGAATATGAAAAAGCAGTAGGAGAATTAAATAAAAAATTTGATGAAGCAAAAGAAAGTATAGGTTCGGTAGTTGTCCCAATATTAGGGAAATTATTATCCTTTTTCACATCTTTGATAGATAAATCAAAGGAGTTAGGATTAAGGATAAAAGATGTTTTTTATACAATTTCAGTTACAATTATAGGTATATCAAAAACAATACCCAAACTTATTAAGGGCAATCTTTCAGAAGCAAGAAAAGAATTTGAATGGATATTAGATGAGATAACTCAACAAGTTAGAAAAACTGATGAA